TGCATTTGATACATCAAAAGGCCATACAATCTGGTTTCCATTTGCATCAAGAATGCCATTACCACTTTGAGTACCTAATAATGTATTAATGAATCCTTCTTGTTCAGGATCATTTAACACTTCTGGGCTTACCTTTTGACCACCATCCATAGCATCCTTCAAGAATAGTTTCCACCAATATTTTCTCCATCTATGCTCAAATTCAGGAGCTGCATTTTTAACATTTTCCACCATATATAGTGTATTGAACGCTTCAACCTTACAATAATCACCTTGTTTGGGCGCAATCTGCTCAAATGTGTAGCCGTAGTAACGGAAATCTTCATATCCACGCTGATACCAAACAGGATTATGTTCATTAGGATCACAAGCAGGTTTAACACCATGTTTAATAAGACTTGCATAATTAAGTTCTAAGAACAATGACATATGCAAATGAGTTTCAAATTCGTCCATATGCTGGACACCAAATCGAGCATATAATTCCAATTCAGGTTGGAAAGTAAGCATCAAAGGAAGGTCAAAGTAGCGTTCCACGGTTCTATTATTATCTTCTTTATATAAAGGGTCATTAGATGGATCATAAGAAGTTACATAATATTTGACAAATGTTCCTTGTCTCATTACCATATTTCTGGAAATTCTATTATATCTTTCTTGGTCATTGAATCCATTATGTCGTTTAAATGATAATGAATTGCCATTATTGGCATCAAAACTCCATTCTGGTTGATTAATAGTTCGCTTTTCACTACGTTCCATTATACCACTGGCTTTATTTTCCCATAATGCTCTAGATACATTGGCAAGTATACTGAATGATTTAAATTCAGTGCTAGTGTCTCGCACATCGAAGCCAACGGATAAATTGATAGTAACCATGCAAGTAGTTTATAATTTGCGAAAATCACTGAATCAATCAATTATGTTATTTATAAACTGATAATAACTAATCGGAATAATTATAAAATGGCTACTGACAATAGAAAATACACCAAACTTGATTTTTCGCAGATTGTAAGTGACAATCTTGCAATTCTTCGCGCAAAACAGGGTCCGTTAGCCGATACCGCTGAGTCATCATATGGTCGTACCATTATTGAATTGACTGCTGCGAATGCTGATTTGACTGCCGCATGGACAGAAGAAGTATTCAAGGAAGGATTTTTACATACTGCAAAGACCCCAGAAGCAATTTTTGAACATGCTAGAACATTGGGCTATTCCATTCGTAGACCAGTTCCATCAAAGGCTGGATTTGGTATTTCATTAAAAAGAACTGGTATTTATCCAAATGTTAAGATTTTTATACCTAAAGGAACTGAATTTAATGTAAGTGGTGCAACTTTAACAACTGTTGATGATACTGAGTATTATTTTGATCGTACATCCCCAGATTACACTACTGGCTTGATGCTTAATACATCAGGTCGTCCTGTTTTAGCTGAGGGTTCATTTGTAACCCAGTCGTTCTTTTCTGATGGTACTCAAAATCAAGAATTTGTAATAGGTAATGCCAATGCTAGTGATTGGTTTGGTGATGGTGATCCAAATTGGATAGAAGCTGACACCATGTTATCAAGAAAATCAAGGTTCTTTGTTGTATCAAGTGATGCTTCATTGACTGATAATTATGATCCCGATAATGGTTTTGATGATATTATCTATTGGAAAGTGAATCGAATTGGTTTTGAAGATCCTACATTGACCACTTCTGTTAATGATTTGACTGTTTATTCTACTGATGATTCCAATAAGACAATTAATTACACCGTTTGGGCAGAAACTGCCAATGATGGTAAATTACGCATTAAATTCTCTGATGATATCATATCTGCTATACCATACGGTAAAATAACAGTAAAATATTTCGTTACCAAGGGTGAAATTGGTAATCAGCTTAATGTCTCTGGTTCTGTGATATCCACAACAAGTGACAAAATATTGATTTCACAGGCTGATGGTCAGGAAAGTGATTTAACCATTAATGATTTCAATATTGCATTGATAACTGATATTCGTGGTGGTTTGAACATTGAAAGTATAGTAAGTGTTCAGCAGAATGGTTCCAAGATATATTCATCATTGAATTCTCTTGGTGATAGAAGTAGTTACAATACATTCTTATCCAGATATTCACAGATTAAGTATGCACATGCCTATGGTGAGGATGTATTATCCAAATTTGGCAAATTTACTAATAATGGTGATATTAAACAGAGTTTGAAGTATAGTAATTTAGTTCGTTTTACTGCATTGAAGGATTTATATCGTGAAAAGAATAATGTTTATTATCCAACTGGTCCAGATGAATACTATGTTGATGGATACAAGGTAAATGGATTAATGTATCTATGGCAATATGATTATACTGAATTGCCTAGTAAGAAGGATTTGGATATATTCAGATACAATACATTAAGTTCTATACAGGCAACGATGTTAAGTGATTCAACTAATCCGTTATTTACATCTACTGATACAGAATCAACCAAACAGACTAAAGTAAATGATTTCTTGGCTAAATACATAGTTCCATATGACAATGTACCTGTTGCACCAACCAATATATTCAATGCTAATTTAACACCATTGGATTTTGCAGAAGTTGGTACTGAGCTTGAAGATATGTTACTTTCCCTAAATCGTCGTGGATATTTGACATTAGGTGGTGGGCAACATATGTATGTTCAACCTACAGTCCATGATTTTACTATTAAAGCTGATATCATATTAATGGCTGGTAATAATTTCAGTGATATAACTGGAAATATCAAAACTGCTATTTACAAATATCTCAAGCAATATACTCAATTCTCATCAGTTATTTTTAGGTCAAAAATTGAATCATTGATCCAACAATTCCCAGAAGTGGTTGGTGTTAATTTAACATTCAAAGAAATCACAAGTGATTATAGTAAATTGCAATTGAATAATTTAACATGGTTAGGAACTGATACTTCCCAAATAATTAACCAAGTTGGTTTATCTATTGATGGTTTTGATGCTGGTATATCATATATTTATTCATATGTTGACCTAAGCGGTACTGAAAATAGTAACCCTTTGAATACAGTTGATTTCAAAATTGGTGATCAACATGCAATCAGTGATGCTATAAAGGCATATTATCTTGAAAAGTTCACATATACCGATTCCAGTAATGTCATTACTTTGAAAAACAACATAACTCAATCACAGATCAATGAATTCTGTACATTTGTTTGGGATCGTATGTTACAGGAATTGTATAATCCAGTATATGATCAGTTTAAGATATCAAGAGCAACTGGTAATGTAAATGAATCTGATTCTGTATATGCAATGTTGGAAAACATAAAGACTTGGGAATTTAACTCAGGTGCTTTAGCATTCAAGACTACCGATTCCATTCAGAATATGACAGAAGCTGATGCTGGAAAGATTCTGTATAATTACTTTGTATATGCTATTGAATATATAAAATTGATTAGACGAATTCTTGGTCCAATTGCTGCTAAGAATCTAATAGATTCTGATGGTAACATATCAAGATATACCAATCCTAATGAAATAGTACAATTTAACATTTCAACTTCTGATCTTAAAGTAAGAGTTGAGCAGGAGCCTAAGAATGGCTAATAATCCGATAATTCATAATACAGGTGGATTGCACCGTTTCCAAGATTATATTGCACAAATCCCTGATTTTATTAGGGAAGAAGATGATGTTGTTACATTTTTACAATTTCTTTCTGATTATATCAATAATGCGTATAGAAATATAACAACTGTTGAGAAATTTGAATTTGCTTTAGTTACATCTGATTCCAGATTACTGATGACTAAGAACAAATTACAAAAGTTAGTTGATTTGTTCAGAGCTTGTGATTCCAGATCAATTCCAATGAATTATCTTTCATTACCTAAGAAGAAATTGATTCAGTATATTGAATATGGTGGAACCATTGATTCATTGAATGCTAGTGTTGTAACGGTTCCTAAAGTTGATGGTGATCGTGTATATATCAAGTTTACCAATCCAGATTATTCAGATTACTCAGGTGAATATGATGTATATGGTGAAACTTTGGTAATTGCACCAAATGATGAAAGTTATTCCCAAGACCCATTCAATACTACACCAAATGAACCATATGTTGATTTCTTTGGTATTTCTCCTAGAATGTTACAGTTTAATGTTTCTGACATAACCGATATCAAGATAAGAAAGATTGGTACTGGTGATACTGATGGTGTTGTCTATTATACAGTATTCTTTGATGCATCATTAACCAACATGAAAAATATACCTAGTGTATATGATATAGATGGTAAGTACATAGTTGATTATTATGACCAATTGACATCAATCCCTTCATCATATGAGACAAAGTATTCCATATCATACGCACCTTCATGCGAAACATTGGATATGGAGTCAATGCCTAAAGGAATATTCTATGCTAGGGAATTAACTCAGTTTACCAAAGATAATATTTGGCAAGATGTTAAAAGTGATACTTTAGTAGTTGATCCTGTATATTCAGAAAATTCATCCATTAAAAACATAATATCTATTAGTGGAAATGGAACTAGAGTAACTGTTAGTACAAATGAACCACATAGATTAGCAATT